CGCCCCGCGACCCGCTCCGGATTGTACCATGACGAATCGCTCGGCGTCCCCTCCGGGGCCGTGTCTGGTGCCGCTTCCGACGCAGCCAGCTGGCCGAGATTCGAGACGCCCCCGGCGGACTGCGTGCCCGCCGCGAGGCTCGGCTGCGTCGAGGTGCGCCCGCCGAGGTGGTGGACCCGTTCTTGCTCGTCGAGTCGGTCGAGTTCGGACGCAATCGGATTGCGCCCCGGCTCGCGGCGCGAGAATGGCCCCTCCATCGGCTGCGGCCCTAACTGGCCCAGCGACCTGCGTCTAGGGGGTTTCTACGGCGTTACCACGGCACGTCCGGGTAGTCGGTCGCCTGCTCGTCCCGCTCCCAATCCTCGCGCCAGGCGGCGAGTTGCTCCTTGGCGGAATCGGGCTCACCTTCGGCATACGATCGCCAATCAGTGCCGCGTTGCCCGTGCTTCATCCGTTCCAAATCTCGATCGGTCTGCTCCCAGGCGTCCTTCGTCATATTGTTCGCGTAGACGACGGGATCACTCGCCTTCGTCACATCCAGATCGCGGGGCGCGCGGGGCGGCAGCCCGGTCGCCTCGATCGGGTACTCGATGTGGACGCGATAGGCGATCATGGTCGCCATCGCCAGGTCGTCGTGCGAGCCCTGGCCTTCCGCCTTGCCGCCCACCTCCAGATACTGGAAATTCAACAGTTCGAGCAGGGTGGCGGGATCGCGAATCAGGATCGTCTGCTCCGCGAGCGCGTGCCGAAGCGCGTCGATGAGCAGGGGGCGGGTGCGGTACGAGGTCGACCAGCCATAGAAATTCGTCACCGAATGGGTCACCTTGTCCACCCGTTGCCAGACGTACAGTTTCGGGTAGCGGTGCATCTTGAGTTCCTCGATGACGGAGAAGCCGTGCCCGGCGTTCAACTCCGGGGCGAGGATCGCCTCATTATAGTAGCGCCCGAGGGCATCCAAGACGACCGCGAAGGCGACGGGAGCCAGGTGGCCCTGCCAGACGCACACCACCTCGCCTGCGGTGCGGTCGAAGACAACGGCTGCCGCCGGGTCCCCGCCCATGATGCCGGAGGACGGGTCAGCGCCGAGCGTGTACTCGTGCGAAGCGACGGGCTCGACGTAGCGCCGAAGGCAGCCATTGCGAAAAGGGACGGGCTTCGGGGGGTCCGCGCCAGTGGCCATTTCGCCCACGAAGGCGCGCGTGGCGGGCTCGCGCATGGCATCGTACTGCGCGGTGAGCACGTCACGCGGGAAGGCCGGGAGCCCGGAGACGATGAACGCCTCGGCCGCCGTCAGCGGGTACTCCTGATCGAACAGGTCGATCATCCCGGCACACTGGGTGGCGATCACGTAGCGCCGCCACCAGAGTTGCTCCGGCGTGATCGGGCGCTCGCCCGGGTAGGCGACCGACCAGCGGTCCGCCACGTCGAGTTCTTCCGGATGCAGGTCCCGGACGCCATCATGCGGGATCGGGAGGCGGTACTCGTCGATCAGCGGCCAGCCGATGAAGACGGGCCGGAAGCCGGACTCGCCGGACTCGGCCCGCAGCCACTCAGTGTGGAACGGATTCGCCATCCCCCGGGCGGTCGACTCGATCACGACGAGCGAGCGCGGGGTGAGGGGCACGGCTTGCAGGGCTCCGAGCAGGGTCGCCGTCGCGTCCGGGAACTGGGCGAATTCGGACAGGTGGACGAATTGATGCGTGGCACCCCGGCCCGGGTCCGCGCTGCCGACGCCTGCGGTGGCGCAGGTGACCGTCGTCTGGAGCGGCACGGTGCCGTCCTGGCAGATGGCGTGGTCCAGGGCCACCTCGCCCCGCCGCTCGGTCCCGTACTTGACGTGGATCGTCGGAGCCATGCCGTCGATGATGGCCCGGACCTTGCGGTGCAGCTTCTGCGACAGATCGTCCCGGTGACTGATGATGAGGGTGTTCGCATAGGGCACCAGCGTCGCGTACGCCGCCGCGTAGCCGCAGGCGAGGGTGGAGATACCCGGCTGCCGGGCTTTCAAGCAGCAGAGGCGCGGCGGGAGGCCGACGCCCCGCATCGTCAGGAGCGCGTCGTGGAGGCGGCGCTGCGCGGTGTTGAAGACGAGGCGCTGGCGGGGGTCCTGGCCCGGGAGTTGCTTGGTGTCCACCCACGCGAGGCGCTCCAAGAAGGGTCTCGGATCGTCCCGCGCAGCGGCCTGGAGACTCAGCAGCTGGGCACGGAGCATGCGGGCCGGTCTACCCGACCCACGCGGCTGCGCCTAGGAGGCGTCCGCGATCTTCTCGTAGAGCGCGCCCGGCCCCTTGTAGCCGTACTTGGTGACCAGCCCCTTCTGCATCAGCAGCTTCAAGGACTTGAGCACGGTCGTCTTCGGCAGCTTCACCAGCTTGTCGATCTGCGGACGGGAGAGCCGCTGGCCGGAGTTCGGCATGGCCGCGAGCACGAGCGCACTCTTGGTCTCCCAGTTGAGCAGCGCCGCCTCATGCCGGGCCGCGTGCTTCGCCCGCTTCGTCGGCAGCTTCGCGTGCCGGACCCGGTCCCGCACCTTCTTCGTATTGTAGTCCGCCGCCACCTGCGCGATCGTGCGTCGCCGGTTCTGATTCGTCAGCCCCAGCTGCGTGCGCTGATGGGGCACAAACGCCCGCAGCAGCACCCCCAGATGCCCCTTGCACAAATCGAGCGTCGGATCACTGCCCTTTCGACTCGATCCGACGACGAGCGTCGGACTGGCGACGGCGGGCGTGACGCCGCGACACCAGTCGCAGGCGAGGGTGTTCACTTTCATGCTGCACCTCCTTCGTGTGGGCAAGGATGTCGAGCCGCGCCCCATCACGAGTATGATTTTTCAAATAGTCAGCGTAATTCACCGGCCGCTCGTAGCTGCGCCCCTCGATCCCCCCGTTCGCGTGCGACCACAGATCGTAGCGCCACGAGTCACACCGCTCGCAGTGCAGGGCGACGCGCCGCCGCCCGTTCTGGATCACGATGGGACCGACAAGCAGCCACGCATGCGTCCCAAGCGCCCGGCAGAGGGGCAGTGGCCCACGCATGCGACTCACGGCGACCCAAACAGCCGGAACTGCCCCCCCGTCAAATACCACGGATGCCCGTCGTCCACGCTCATCAGCCACCCCGCCGAGGTCCCCGTCTTCGGATCAACCGGCGCATGGAGCACCAGCACGAGCGCCGCCGCCGCCCGCCGACTCTCCAGCGTCTCGTCCACCGCCCCGAGCCACCCCCGAGCCTGCCCCAGCTGGATCAAGTCGAGCACGACCGGCTGCGGGTGCGGATCATCGTGCTCCGCGATCCACGCCTCATACGGGATCGTCACCTCCCCGTAGCGCCAATACGTCGCCGGATCGAATGCCTTCATGGTCACCGCCCCCTCAATCGTCCACGAGTTCGAGCGTCACCGTATTGCCGAGACGACCAGCCACCACCACCTTCTTGCCCTCCACCGCCTGATGGTCCCCCCGCACGAGCGTCACCATCCCCCCCAGCCGGTAGAGCAGCATCGCCACGATCGTTGCGAACCGCTCCGTCTCGTCCACCCGTCATCCCTCCAGCCGCTGGGGCTCCGGCTTCTTCGCCAGGTACCCGTGCTTCGTCAAGGTCTGCTCCAAGATCATCGCCAGCAGCCCCCGCACCGTCACCTGCCGCTCCACGGCCATCTTCTTCAGCGCCCAATGTACGTCCTCCTTCAGCACCATCTGGATGGTCTTCATAACATCACCTCTATGACAAATGTTGCTAGGATGTCAACCCCTGCTTTTCTCATTTTTGTGTTGGAGGATCATGCCGGGTTGGGGGGATTCAGGCCAGGGACTTAGAGTCGCTTGGGTCCGGACCCCCGGGCTTCTGGCCCCGGAACCAAGGGACTCTGGGCCAAAAAAAAGCCCCCCCGAACCGAGGTTCAGGGGGGCTTGGATTGAGGTAAGGCCCCGGAAACATTGGGGAAACCCCCGGGGTTTTACCCCCGGGGGTAGCCGGTCACTCTGCGTTCTGGCCGAAGTCGAGGACCGCAGCGTGCGACTTGAGCGCGCCCCTGATCGCATCGGCTAAGGGCCCGGAAGCATTGAAGGAATCGAGCAGATTGACCCAGCCGCGAGGGTAGTACGTCACGCCGAAGCGCCCGGTTCCCTGAATGCCGAAGACGCTGATCGTCCCCTTGCCGATAGCGCCATGTCGACCCGTAGGCTGGCCCTTGGCATTGACGCGGACCCGGATGCCGGTCTGGTTCGATGCCTTGGCGGCTCGCAGGGCCTCTAGCTCGGCGCGCTCATCCCGGGTCAACGGCGCGGACGCTGCGACGGCGGGGCTGGGGAGAACGGCGGACGGGGCGGAAACTGTCACCTTGGCCATGGGGTTACCTCCCTGGTCGGTTGCGGAGCAGCGAGAGTGCTGCGACCGAACGGCAGTGTAGCACGGCGGTTTTCGAGCCCCGGGGGTCTACGTTCTGGCCCCCGGGGGCTGTGCTGCGGTGGCACCGGGTGCGAGCCCCCGATGTGCTGCGCTGGCCCCGGGGCTCTTGCCCCAGCGCCTGAGCCTCGACAGCCGGTTCTAGCCGCGCAATCCGTAGAGCATCAGTGCCAGGCAGGCACCGAGCCAGAGTGCGAGCAGACTGCGGTACAGGGTGGTGCTCATCGTGGCCCCTTGGCCTGGCCGAGCCACCGCTCCTGCGGCTTCGCCGTGATGCCGTACACACTGGCCGGGTCGATGTCCCGGTTCCCTTGGACTGCGACGCCGTCGCCACACAGTGTGGCCAGGTTCCGCTCCCGGAGCCCTTCCCGCACAGCCTGGCGATAGGCCCGGCAGTCTGAGCACATGCACCCGAAGCGATGATCGGGGCCTGTGGTGATGCGAGGACGAGGCACCTCGCGCTTGCCGTTCTGGTTGCGCCGTCGATACGTTCTCGACATGCCAACCAGCGTAGCAGACGGTCTGCCGACGCCCGGGGGTAAAGCCCTGGTCTTTTAGGCCGTTAGGCCAGCTTGGCCAGAGTGCCACACTCTGTGGCTGTCGGCCAGGGGGTCGCTTCGCCCATGCGCCTGAGCCCCGACAGCCGAATCCCTTGGCCCGTGCGTCATGGGAGGGACTAGGCCAGGGGGCTGGCCCCGGACACAAGGGACCGGCTGTGTAACCGGGGTCGGCTCGACCCGACGGGGCCATCGTAGCATGCCGACAGGCCAGCGAGAATAGGGGCCAGAACGCAAAAGAGCCCCGTACAGACCTCGGAGCGGGACGGCAAGGGCTAGCCCTTACGGTCGGGCGCTGCGGGGCTGTACGGGGCTCATTGTATGCCGCCGTGCCCGGGAGGATGTGGGCACGGCGGCAGATTGCACAGGACGGGACTAATGGCTCAGGCATCACCTCCTTTCCATGACCAAGATGCCTAGCGCCTGGGTTTGAACACTCGCCACAAGAACCAGGCCACCAGCATCCCGATCAGCACAGGATCATGGGGCACCGGCTGGGCCATTGGGTCCGGGCCTCAGTACGAGTCGGCGTCCGGATCGTAGTCCAGCGGGTCCACGGTGCTCGCGGCGAGATTCGGATTGTCGGCCGAGAAGGACTCGAACGCCCGGGGGTCCGGGCGATAGCCACTCTGGCCCTCGGCCACCTTGGTGAGCGCATTGGCGACAATCTGCGCCGCCTTTTCCGAGTCACTGCGCTTGTCCTGCTGCTTGGGGCTGAGCAGGGCCATGTGGCGCTTCATGCCGCGCGCCGCGACCCGCAGATCGTGGCTCGTGATCGGCCCCGGCACTCCCTGGCCCCGGACGATTGCGCCGAGTTTGGCGCGCTCCACGACCTCCCGGATCATGGCCGGAATCTGGCCATCGAGATCGCGGCCGACCTCGGAGAGATCAGTGCCCCAGGCCAGCTGGCCCCGGGAGTACAGTTCGACCAGCTTGGTCGCGGCCTCTGCATCAGGCGGCGGAATGGAAATCACGGTGTCGAGCCGACCCCACCGCAGCATGGCCTGGTTGATCTTGTCGACGTGGTTGGTCGTGAGAATGACCATGACCTCGCGCCCCTTGACGTTGACCCCGTCGATCGTGTTCAGCACGGCATTGACCCCGGAATCCCGGTCCTGCGTGCCGACAATCTGATCCACGTCCTCTGCGAAAATCACACAGGGCTCGTAGAGCAGAGCGAACTCGATGGCCTGGGCCAGCTGCCGGACGTTGGCGTACAGATACGTCCAGCCATTGGCCGTGGCCTTCTGCGCGACGACGTAGGCCAAGAGCGTCTTGCCCACGCCATACGGGCCTTCCAGCAAGATGCCGCGCTTCAGCGGAACCTGCTGGTTCCGGACCACGCCCGGATACAGGATCGGGCCGAACACCGTGGTATCGACCAGTTCCTGCACATCGGACCGAAAGACCAGTTCCTCGGGATTCACCCTGGTCAAGTCCAGAAACTCCGGCGCGAGGCTCGGATCGAACTCCCCGTCACTGGGAAATTCGAAGCGAATTGCTTGGCCCCGGTAGATGCTGCGCTCCTGCAGTTCCTGCTCCACGGCCAGGAACAACTCCATGATCTTGGGCCGGTCCTTTTCCTTGGTCCGCGCCTGCAGCACGTAGACCGGCAACCCCTCGCGGCTGCGGGTCATGTCGCTCTCGACGTGGCCACTGACCCCGGGAATCGC